CCCCCCCCCCCCCCGCCCCCCCCCCCCCCCCGCCGCGCGCCCCGCCCCCCCGCTACCTCCCTCACCCAGACCTCTCGCCGAAACCCGGACGCGCGGCTGACAGCCCACGGCCAGGAGGTCGACGCCACGGCGCTGGTCGCTGTCGTTGACGTCCTGGTCGTCAAGGCTCTTGAGGCCGTCGGCAAGCGGATAGTGCGGGCCGACAGGGCCCGGTTCAACGCCCTCAAGGGGCGCCCTTTCCACGAGGCGCACGTCCTGTGGCCGACGGACATCATCACCGTGAGCAAGGCCACTAAGGGGGCGTGGGACGTCGTCCCCGCACTGCTCGACAACCACGGCTGCCCGGGCGTCGAGTCCGGCCGCGTCGTGACCCTGCTGGACGCCTACGTGTCCCAGGTCGCAACGCACGGCGTCCCGCACCGCCTGGACCGCCTGGTCACGGCGCTGCGCTACGTCCTACCGGAGAATGCGCTAATCCGCACGCCCAGCCTGAACCGGGCGTCCCTTGAGGAGGTGCGGTGATGGCCTCCCCCTCAACCCCCACCGACGTCGATCTCCTGGCCGACGGCCCCGCGGACTGGGAGGACCCGCAGGCTGTGGCGGACTGGCGCGACGAGATAGAGGACCAGTACCTCGACCTGGCCGAGCCGGCCCTGAACGACTTCCTGCGCCGGGTACGCTCCCTGGCCGAGGAGGCCCTCGACTCGCCCGTCCTGACGGCCGCCGGCGACCGGGTGCCGAACCCGTTCGCCTGGACGTCCGTCCGCTCAGCCTGGCAGGCCGCCATCCGCGACCTGGTGCGGGACGAGCGCGGACGGCGCCGCCTGCCGCAGTACGCGACCGTGCAGCGCATCCTGGAGGAGTCCGGGCTACCCGTCGCCGTCTACGAGGACGTGCGCAACCTGCTCAAGCGAGCCGCCTCGGAGGGCTGGGGCGAGCGGAAGACGAAGATCGAGCTCGGCCGGCTGCTCGGCACCTCGCGCCGCAAGGGGGAGGCCACGACCGCCTACGCCGCGCGGCTTCGCACGCTGGCCCGCACTGCGGCGACGGCGAACGCCGCCCACCGCATGGCGACCTCGGACCTGGCCCGTAAGCGCGGCCGCCTGCGCTGGGTCACTGTCCACGACGCGCGGGTGCGTCCCACCCACGTCGAGGCGGACGGGCAGGTCCAGGACCTCGGAGTCCCGTTCCACGTCGGGGACGCTCACCTGCTCTATCCGGGCGACCCTGCCGGTCCGCTGAAGGAGACGGCGAACTGCCGGTGCATCCTCATCCCGACCGACGCCCGGCCGGCCGTCAACCGAGCCGTCAACGCCAAGTACCCGTTCTCAGCCATCGAAAGGACAGCCATGAAGCTACGTATCGAGGAGACCGCCCGCCGCGTAGGCGAGTTCTCCGACCTCCGCGAGGAGCCTGCCGGCGACCCGGTCCCTGCCCCCGCCGACGTCCCGGCCGCGCCCGACGGCCGCTGGGAGGGCGTCATCGCCCGTGAGGGCGAGATGACAGGCGACGGACGCCTGATCGAGGACGGCGCCCTGCGCTGGGACGGCCTTCCCATCCCGCTGCGCGTGGCCTTCAAGGACGTGGGCGGTCACGACGGGGCCGAGGTCTGCGGCCGGATCGAGACCGTCGAGCGCCGCGAGGGCGGCGACATCTACGCCACGGGCACCTTCGACCTGGGCTCCGCCGTCGGAGCGGAGGCGTTCCGCCAGGTCAGCGAGCAGATGTCCAACGGCGTCTCCATCGACACCGACGACGTGACTTTCAGGATCATGGCGAAGGCTGACATGCCGGAGGCCGACATTGCAGATTCCGGCAATGCCCCCGACGACGAGCCCGATCCTGAGGGGAGGGTCAAGGTAGCCGCCATGTCGTCCTCGGACGAGCTGACCGTCATCGAGTCGGCCCGGCTGCGCGCCGCCACCCTCGTAGCCGTCCCGGCCTTCGCCACGGCCCGTGTCTATGCCGCCGGTAAGGCTCCGGCCAAGCCCTCCGAGGACGTCGAGCCTGAGGAGGCTGTGGAGGCGTCGGCCGAGCCCGCCTCCCAGAGCCGCGACTCCCTGACCGCCGCGGCCATCCCGACAGCCCCGCCCGAGGCGTGGTTCAAGGACCCGGCCCTGACCGGCCCGACCGCCCTCGTGGTCGAGGACGACGGCCGTGTCTACGGCCACATCGCCGCCTGGGGCACCTGCCACATCGGCCAGATCGGGAAGTGCGTGGAGCCGCCCACCAGCCCGTCGAACTACGCCTACTTCCGCACCGGCGCGCTGCGTACGGCCGAGGGCACCTCCGTGGCTGTGGGGCATCTCACAATGGGGACCGGCCACGCGGGTCCGAGGGACTCCGCCAACGCCGCCGCCGAGCACTACGACAACACCGGAACGGTTTTCGCCGACGTCGCGGCCGGTGAGGACGCCTACGGAATCTGGGTGGCCGGCTCCCTTCGGCCCGGAATCACCGCCGAGCAGGTCCGAGTGGCCCGCTCCGCGCCGATCTCCGGCGACTGGCGCACGATCCGAGGCTCGCTCGAGCTCGTCGGCGCGCTCGCCGTCAACGTGCCGGGCTTCCCGGTGCCGCGTCCGCAGGGTCTCCTGGCCTCCGGAGAGGTGAAGTCTCTCCAGGCGTCAGGTGTCGTGGCCCACGACGACTCCGCCGCCCGCGCCTCCCACCCCTCGAACGGCCCGATCGGCTCCAACGGCCTCACGCTCGGAGACATCTCGTACCTGAAGCGCCTGGCCGAGTCCGAGCGGCGCCGGGACCTGGAGCGGGCCTCGGCCGCCGACAGGATGCGAGCCCGTGTCGAGCGCGCAGGTACACTGGCTAAGGCGGCGCAGATGGCGCGCCGTCTCGGATCCATCTGAGGAAAGGAACAGAGATCATGGGATGCGGATGCGGACGTACGACGACTCCTCCGGTGGGCACCGAGCCCCGGCCGCTGGCCGACGGCACGCTGCCCGGCGAGGGCTCCAAGGACTCCTCCCCGATCACTCGCTTCTAGGCGTAGCGCCACTCATCGTCATCGGTTATGATGATCCCTGTTAGAGGTCTCATGGACTCCTGACGCTGGGTGGATCAGCAGAGCCCCGCACCGTTTGCTCATGGCGGTGCGGGGCTTTGTCCATGCCTATGGAGGGGTATCTCACTCATAGGTGTATCCTTTGAGCCAACGGCATGGCAGCAGGGCCTCGTGCGTACCCGCTGGGGACGGGAACCCTGCCCAGCAACAAGACACGGAGGACCCCTCAACATGCGCAAGCACTTCGACATCACCGTCTTCGCCGACCAGGCGGACGACGCTCCGGTCGAGACCTTCGACCTGGAGATCCCCGAGAACCTGACCGAGATGAGCGCCGCCGACCTTGGTGACCTGCGCTCCAAGGCCGTCGACGCCTTCCAGACCCTCTACGCCGGTGGCGAGTTCACCGACGAGGACCTGGCCACTCTCGGCACCCTGACCGAGGGCATCGAGGCCCTGTCCGCTGAGATCAGCACCCGCGAGCAGGCCGCCGCCGAGCGCGCCGCCAAGGCCGCCGAGATGGCCGCCAAGGTCGGCGCCGACAAGCCCGCCCAGGCTGACGATGACGAGGACGGCATCCCGGCCGAGGAGAAGGCCGAGTCCGAGGAGGACACCGCCGAGTCGGGGGCCGATAAGGCCGACGCCGATAAGGCTGAGAAGAAGGCCAAGGCCGCCGCGGCCGACGTCGAGACCGAGGCTCAGGTGGACGCCGAGCCCGAGGCCGTCACCGCCGCCGCCCCTCGCGGCCCCATCAAGCTGTCCGGCATCCGTCGGCACGTTCACACCCCCGCACCTGCGATCACTGAGGAGACCTCCGTGGAGGACACCACCCCCAAGGCCCGTATGACCGTGGCCGACGTTCCCGGCTTCGCCGCTGACAGCGACGCATCCTTCGAGGACCTGGCCGTCGCCCTCGACCGCCGCCTCCAGGGCTTTAACTCCGGCGCCTACGCCGCCGCTGCCCGCGCCGGCCGCGCCATGAGCGAGCGCCACAGCCTCGCCGTCGTGCGCAAGGCCTTCGACGAGCGCGCCACCGTCGGCACCCCGGAGAGCGCCGACGCCGCCATGGCCTTCGCCGTCAACGAGAAGAACCTGCCCGGCGGCTCCCTCGTCGCGGCCGGCGGCTGGTGCGCCCCCTCCGAGACCGTCTACGACCTGCTCGAGGACGAGTCCCGTGACGGCCTGATCTCCCTGCCTGAGATCAACGTCACCCGCGGCGGCATCAAGTTCACCAAGGGCCCCAAGTTCGCCGACCTGTACGCGGCCCCCTCCTTCAACTTCACCGAGGCCGAGGCGAAGGAGGGCAAGTACGCCCCCACCTCCGCCACCGACCCGACCAACAAGGTCGGCGCCAAGCCCGTCTACCACGTTCCCTGCACCGAGTTCGAGGAGGTCCGCCTCTCCGCGGCCGGTCTCCACATTCAGGCCAACCTGCTCCAGCAGCGCGGCTACCCTGAGCTAGTCGCCCGCACCATCCGCGGCGCCCTCGTCGCCCACGAGCACAAGATGAGCGAGCGGATCATCGCCTCCATGGAGACCCAGTCCACCGCCGTCTCCATGGACGCCGGTCAGATCGGCGCGGCTGCCCCGATCCTGACCGCCATCGAGCTTCAGGTCGAGCACTACCGCTACGCTCAGCGCCTCTCCCGCTCCACCACCCTTGAGGCGGTCTTCCCCTACTGGGTCCGAGGTGCCATCCGCACCGACCTGGCTCGCCGTCAGGGAGTCGACCTGATGGACGTCCCCGACAGCCGCATCGACGCCTGGTTCCGCAGCCGCGGGGTCAACGCCCAGTTCGTCTACGACTGGCAGGCCCTCGCCGGTGACGCCTCCGCCTTCAAGGTGTGGCCTGGCAGCATCAAGTTCCTTCTGTACAGCGCCGGCACCTTCGTCAAGGGCAGCCAGGACGTCATCACCCTGGACACCGTCTACGACTCGGTCCTGCTCGGCCAGAACGACTACACCGCCCTGTTCACCGAGGAGGGCTACCTGGTCGCCAAGCGCGGTCATGACGCCCGCGTCGTGACCGTCCCGCTCAACCCGAACGGCGGCACCGGCACCGGCATCAAGCTTCTCGCCAACGGCACGGCTGACCCGGCCAAGTGATGACTCCGGGGCGGGAGGCGGCAAGGCCCCTCCCGCCCCGTGACCTCACTCAGCCACAGCCGTCCAGCAAGGAGGACAGATGCCCATCATCGCACCGAAGCAGCGGGTCAGCGCCCCCGCTGCCACGCCCCTTCCGGGCGGGCTCTTCTCCCAGTTCGCGCCCATCGAGGACTCCTCGGTACGGTGGGAGAACGGAGTCACCTGGGAGGACGTCGAGCGCGCCCAGCTTGGCGCCATCGGCCAGTGGCAGAGTCCCGGCACCGTTCCCGGCCTGCCTAAGACCCTGACCGACCCGAAGTGCCTGACCCTGGAGTCCCAGGCCCCCCTCACCGTGTACGCGGCCTACCGCACCACGGCCCTGAGCCACTCCCCTCAAGAGGCCACCCAGATCGCCGCCTCCCGGCTGCTGCTTCAGGAGGAGCACGCCGTCGAGCAGGCACTCTGGAGCGGCGCTCCGAACCGCGGCCTCGGCCTCGGCAAGGTTCGCTCCTACGCCGCCAAGGGATCGGGAAAGCTCGACATGCCTCAGGGCCTCGCCGCTCTGGAGCACTACGCCGCTCAGTACGGGGCTCAGCCGACTCTGCACATCCCCCGCCGCCTGGCCAGCCTCATGGCGAGCGCCAAGCTCATCAAGGACGCCCGCGGGGGCGGCTTCGAGACCCGACTCGGCACTCCGGTCGTGGTCGGGGCGGGCTACCCGGACGAGATGCAGATCGTGGCCACTGGCCAGCTCGTCATCTACCGCGGGGACGCCTTCACCTCGACCAACGGCGCCGGCGGGTTCGACAAGGAGCAGAACGACGTCACGGGCGTGGCTGAGCGCCAGTACGTCATCGGCTTCAACAAGTGGGACGCGTTCCGGGTGACCGTGGATGCAGGTATCCCGCAGCTTGACCTGAAGGCGGCGGAAGAGTGATCTCCCGCGCAGCATCAGTCGCCCTGGCCGTGATCGCCGCGGCCGCGGTCTACACCATCACTCAAATCACGTACGAAGGAGAGCGCTGAACCATGGCGAAGACGCACTCATACACACCAGTGCTGGGGAAGCGCATCCGCGTCACCCCTCTGGACACCTGCGGAAAGTTCGACAAGGCCCAGCACAAGCCGGTGGCCACCTCCGGCTTCGTGTCGGTCAAGCTGGCTGCCGAGGTCGAGGACGGCACGGAGATCACGGTCCGCAAGGCCGACGGCTCCCTGTGCGTCAACGAGAAGCAGTCCAACACCTTCAAGTTCTTCACCGTCGAGCTGGAGTTCTGCGGCGTGAACCCCTCCGTCCTGGACATCGTCACCAACGCGACGAAGTACCTGGACCACGCGGGAGACACCGCCGGCTTCAAGGTCGCCTACGGCAAGATCGAGAAGAAGTTCGCGCTCGAGCTGTGGACCGGCCTGTCCGGCCAGGCCTGCGCCGAGGGGGCTGAGGACGCCAGCGGCTACCTGCTGCTGCCCTTCATCACCGCCGGCACCATCGGCGACATCGAGGTCAACGGTGAGGACGCCATCTCCTTCTCCATGACCGGCGCCGTCACCAAGTCGGGCAACGCCTGGGGCACCGGCCCCTACGACGTGGTCAAGAAGGCCAAGCAGGGCGGCGGCGGCTTCGACAACGCGAAGCTCCCCACCCCGCTCGACCCGCTCGACCACCTCCTCATGATCGACACGGCTCTCGCTCCCCCGCCGGACAGCGACCAGCCCGTCACCGTCGCCTGAGGTACAACCCCACCCTCAGAGGCACTGACAGCCCCGTAGAGCGCACAAACGCCCTGCGGGGCTGTCACCGTACCGGCGTCACGTGAAACCGCCTCTACGCCTCTTAGGCGACCCCTATGGGTATACTCTTCCGTGCGGGCACCGCCTATGGCTCAGCCTGGCGGCGTAGCCATCCCGCACCACGTACGCGCTGTAGGAGAGGGCATGGAAGAGATCGAGAGAGGCTACGGGCCTGGGGACTGGCCGGTCTCCTACAGCGCGTGCGAGGACCTGAAGGAGTACCTGGACGAGGCCGGCAGGCCGGCGCAGCAGCACACCTTCGAGGCCATGGCTACCCAGCTGCTCTGGGAGTGGACCGGGCGACGCTTCGGGACCGACATTGTCACGATCCGGCCCGAGCCGGCCGACTGCGTGCCGCCGCCCACCTACCAGTCGCAGGACTACCTGAGAGGCTTCCTCCCGTTCCGCCTGGGCGGCGTGCTGCACGACGTCGTGTGCGGCATCTGCGGTCCCTACTGCACCCACCCCTCAGGGACTCCGGCCATCCGCCTGCCTGGGAACGTCCACCGCGTGCACCAGGTCACGATCAACGGCAAGGTGCTCCCGCTGGGCGCGTACCGGCTCATCAACCACTCCGTGCTCCAGCTCACTGGACGAACCTCACCGCTCGGTCCCGACGTTCCGCTTGTATTCCCCCCGGTACAAGACCTCTCGCGGCCGGCGACGGAGGAGGGCACCTGGGAGATCCGCTACTCGCAGGGCGTCCCCGTCCCCGAGGGCGGCCAGGTCGCCGCTGGAGTGCTCGCGCTTGAGCTGGCCAAGGCGGCCTGCATGGACCGCGACTGCGCCCTCCCGGCGCGCCTTCAGTCGGTCACCAGGCAGGGCGTCACCGTCCAGGTGCAGGACGACTTCGACGAGATGCAGGAGGGCCGCACCGGCATCTGGCTGGTGGACTCCTGGGTCGCCTCGATCCGCAAGCCTCGGCAGGCCGCTAGGGCCTACAACCCCGACGACTACGCGCGCCGTCAGCCTTCTAGCCGCCGCGGCGGGGTGATCTGGTGAGCCCGGCCCCGCGCCTGTCGCGCCGTAACCGCGCTCAGAGCGAGGACTACGCGGCCCTGTCGGGCCGCGTCTCCTCGACGCCGTCGGTCGTCCACTCCACCGCGCTCGCCCTTCTGAAGGGCGGCGCTCAGGCGCTCTCCAACGCCGTCTCGCAGGCCTACGTCGCCCCGGGAGCCGAGGTGGCCTGGGACGAGTGCTGCGCCGGGCACCTGTACGTGCGCACCGTATCCGTCTCGCCAGTCTTCGGTACCCGCGCCGCCGACGGCGAGGCGTGCTCGGTACGCTACTGGGCGGCCACCTACGCCCTCGGCACGTTGCGCTGTGTCGAGGTCGTGGACGACCGCGGACGGGGGCCCCGCCCCTTCGACCTGACCGCCGACGCGGCGGTCCTGCATCAGGACATGACTGACCTGGGCCGGTTCCTGACGTCGTCCACGAACGCCGACGCGATGGACTGGGCCGCGTCCGGCCCCGACGGCGGCTGCGTGGCCGGTGAGTGGACCTTCACTGTCCGACTGAACTGCCCGTGATCTACAGGTGTGAGATGGTTCACGTCAACGTCCGGTTCAGGGGGCCAATCCGTGAGGATAAGGTGGCCCAGATCACTAAGCAGGCGGCTCTGAAGGCGTCCCGACGCACTCAGGGGCGGATCCAGCGCAACATCCGCGCCAAGGTCCGCGTGAACTCGGGCCGTATGGTGAACTCCGTCACTATTGAGCGCGTCCCCGGCAAGCACCCCCTCAACCCGACCTTCGAGATCGGGGCGCGTACGCCGTACGCCGCCTACCAGGAGAAGGGCACCAGGCCGCACGGGCCGGTCAAGTCCTCGCGGATGGTCTTCACCCCAAAGGGCGGCAACCACGCCGTCTTTGCCAAGTGGGTCAAGGGCATCACGGGCGCCCACTTCGTGCGGGACGCGCTCCGGCTTATCAAGCCCTCTGACTTCCATTAGAATCGCCTCATGGCTACTATCACGATCCCCGGCAAGACCCGGAAGTCCATCACCGTTGACCTGGTCGGTACCGAGTACAAGGTCCGCCCCCCGAAGGCGTCCGTCGCCATCTTCCTGTCCCAGGCTCTCAAGGACGCCGACGAGGACTCTGAGAAGATCATCGACGGCCTGGCCAAGTGGTGCCACGTCCTCTTCGGCAAGGAGACCGGCGCCGAGGTCGTCAAGCGGCTGAAGAACCCCGCCGACGACCTCGACATCCCCGACCTGACCGACCTCATCTCCGCCGTCATGGAGGAGGCCGGGGAGAACCCTCCTACGTGATCCGGCGCCTCCTGGCCTCGGCGTACGCGGAGTGGGACTACATAGATGGGTTCTGCCTCGGGCACGGGATCGACCTGGAGACCCTGCCCCTGAACCGTTTCTGCCACGTCATGTGGTGGATCCTCACCCGCAACGCCGAGGACGAGGGCGCTACCGAGAAGCTGAAGCGGGACCTGTGGCTCCCACCAAAGGGGGCCGTGGTCACAGATCCGAGGAGCCCCTGGTACTCGGGCAACGAGTCGAGCGGCTTCGGGTCCCTTAAGTCGGCCCTCGGAATGTGACAGCACCTATAGGACACGCCTATGCGGGCGGTATCATGGCCTCAGACAGGAGTCGGGCCGCGATGCCGCCCCCCCCCCCCGGCAGCGGGGGGGGGGGGCGGGGGGGGGGGCGCGGGGGGCGG